GAAGTCTGCCCAGTCATTGACCACACCCTCAGAAACTGAGGACGAAACCTCACGGAAGGTGTGGAACTGGGTAGCTGCAGCGAGAAGTGACTTGTTTGTAGCAAGACTCTTCAGCGCCGCGATCATGATGTTCGTGTTGATCGTGCCAGCAGTCAGCGCATTCTGGAAGTCCGCGCTCGTCTTGATGTTCTGACCTTGCGCGTTAGCCGCCGCAATCAGCGCATCTTTGAACTGTGAGGTCGCGATACCGGACTGCTTAAGCTGCATCCAGTTCTGACCCTGAAGCTTACCGAGAGCAAGCGCAGGAACTAGAGCGGTCTGCAGTTCACTGGAGAACACGGACGTGTTGACGCCCGCACCAGCTGCTGCGTTACCGAAACCCTTGATCGCGGTCTCAGCATCCTGAAGGTTGATACCCTGAGAAACCATCTGACCAAGTGCAGAGTTCATGTCCTGCACGTTGTAGATGGTGAGCTGAGCGTACTTGTTCAGGTCCTGCATAGCTCCCTGAATTGCGGAGCCAGCATTTGCGCCGAGCGAGGTCTGGAGCATCATGACCGACTGCATGCGGTCCTGGTACTGCTCCCAGCCTTCCTTGATCGGATCGATCGTCAGAGCCTTGACGGTTTGGAGACCAGTCTGAATGGCCTGCTGTGCGATTCCGCCGAGGGCTACAGCTGCAGCGCCGGCGAGAACCGAGAACTTCGTTTTGATAGCGTCAACCGCGGAGCCAACCGGTCCCATGTGAGAGACGACGTTGTCGAAGCCACTGCCGAGCTTGCTCGTCATGTCGAAACCGAGAGCAGAGTTAAGCTTGCTCAGCGAACCGAGAGTGTCGGTGACACCCTTCTGGAAGTTGGCATTGTTGAACTGCATGTTAACAATGCGATTGTCAACGCTACTCATGACGAGGTTACCACCTTCCAGACTGTGTCAGCGATCCGGTCAAAGATCGGTTTCATTACGGGGTTGATGTAGTCTCGTCCTTGAACGTAACCACCAGTACCGGTCCCGTGACCGTACTGAAGCATGATGGCAATTGGGGTTCCCTGATCGTCGAGATCGGTGTTTTCCCAATAGATGGACCAATAGCCGTTGCCGTGATGCACTTCGTAGGTCCAAGATTCCGAAGTACGCCCCGTTAGAATCGGGGTGGCATTGGATAGTGCATTGACGCCTTCCTCACCAAGACTACTGAGCACAGCATAAACCTGCTGGCTGTTCATCTTGGTGAGGAAGTTCATCGTGTTCTTGAAGGAGCCACTCTGGCTAAACGAGATAGGCATTGTGACTCCCATTTTGAACTAAACGTACAGGTCGATGAAGACTGCTCCAGGTGCTCCAGCTCCACCCGAGTAGTTACCAGTGGCGTTCGACGAAGCGCCAGAACCGCCAGCACCGTAGTTGTTGCCGCTGAAACCAGCACCAGAACTTGCCCTGGAGTAACCACCGAAACCTTCCGTGGAATCTCCGCCCTTACCGCAGATAGAAACTCCTCCAGTAACAACTCCAAGGTAGCCAGGTCCACCAGTACGAACCTTGCTGAAGACCGCCCCAGCAGAAGTTGAAGCACTACCTCCAACACCAACCGCATTCGAAGTCGAAGTGTTTGCGCCAGGCGTGCCTGCACCACCACCTGCTCCGCCATTGCCAACGGCAAAATTACCGAAGGACGAAGTACCACCTGCTCCGCCACTAGGAGCACCACCAGCACCAACTGTGATGGCAACTGATGTACCTAGGTCTCCGACGTTGAGGAACGTTTCAGCAGTTCCACCACCACCGCCGCCGGAGCCGGCACAACCCTGACCCGAAGTCGATCCACTGGCTGCACCACCAGCACCGCCACCACCAACGACTCGAACATGGACTGCTTTGAGTCCGGGAATCGATGATGGAGTGAAGGTTCCTGCTGCGGTAAACAGCTGAGTTCCGAAGTATCGGTAACCACGCTGATTGGCAAGACCGAGAGGAGTCACAATCAATGTGTCATCAGTTTCGGAACCTGCCTCAGCAGCAGAAGCTACCTTAGCAATTCCAGGAGTTGACTCAGTCGCCTGAGGAGGTGAACCTTCAGGACCAACAGGACCAATCACGGAACCTGCATCGATCATAGTACCATCATTAGTGGTAAGCTGGAGGTGACCATTGTCATCAACAGTGCCGCTAACTACTGCTTTGTCTTCGATTGCCTGCGATCGTGCCGCAGTAAAGACGTCTACAGAACCCATTCCACTCTCCTTTCTTTAGAGCGAACTGATATTGTAAGTGTTCTCGTCCTGCTCGACGACCGAAGGCCAATCGATAGTCCAGAGATCATTGTCATCGGTACCACCAACAGAATCGAAGACTGCTGTATCAGGACCAGTGATTGTGAACGTACCATCACCATTGTCCTCAACATCCAGATATGCTGTCGATTCGAAGATCGAGATCAGCTCATCGGGAGTTGGGAGTCGCGGCGCATCGTCATCATCGCCATACAGGATCGCTTCGATCGCAGCAACCGTTGGAGGAGTTGCAACCGTAGTGTCGATGATGTAATGAGCCGTGACGAACTGCGCATTCTGCGTGATGAACGGAACTGCCGAAATATCCCATGAGTAGCCCACGGGATTGACAGACGACCCGAGAGACGAGAATGACTTCGGAGTCGGTGCGACAAGGCAGTTATACAGGATGTGGATTCGGTAACCGAAGTCCAAACCTTTGGTGGCATTACCCATCTGAGTGCGCCAACTCAATCCGAAGGACTGACGAGGCTGCTGGGTGCCGTAGAGACCAAGAGCAGCCGATGCCGTGCCGTCACAAACTCCGAATTCCGGGGGGAACGTGATCGCCTGCAAAGTTGCTGCGAAGTCATCCACGTTTGCGAAGTTCACGTAGTTGTAGCCGTCGATGTAGAACTTATCTACCGTGCCATTGGCGGGCTTCTCGTCGACACCCTGAAGGCCGTTCCAGACAACGCCATCGGACGAACCAACATACAGAACTCCGCGATCGACTGCGGCCTCGAAATAGCGCTCTTTGGGTGCGTCCCAAACGAGTTTAGTCATTGAGTCTACACCCCTTATCCACGAGAATTGAGCTGCTTACGACGCTCCGCATTCAGACGCATCCGCTCAGCAGCGAGATTTGCCGAAGAAGGCTTAGGTCGGTTGGGATTGTTCTTCTGGTTCTTGGCATCAAAGACCCGAATGAGAGTCAAGAGACGATTGAGATGCCAGTTCTCACATTCGAGAGGGATCTGCAGCGAGAACATCCAGTAGTAGATGATTTCAGCAGTGATGATCTCACGACTCGGCTTCTGATTCGAATCGTTGAACCACGTTGCAGTCATCTTGGCTTGGATGTAATCCTGGATTTGACCAAAGTTCTCTGGTGAGAGCCGAGCATAAACCTCCGGAGGAACATCTGGGATGAGCGTCATTGCTCTGATGTAACTCATGGTCTGCTCGGAAGTCTTGTCTTTCTTGGTGAGGAACGGTTCTTCCCATTCCTGCTCCCATTTTGAAAGAGAGACAAGGGAATGCTCAAGCTGGAGTTTCATGTCTCCAACGGTCGTGATGCGTGAGTTGGCTTCATCGAAGCTCTCAACGCCAGGTACGACGATTGTCAGCATTCCCTTGTCTCCTTTCGTTGATTGTTAGCTGCCCGTGGGCGGCGTGGCCGGGAACAGCGCGAGCACTGCATCCGGAAGCGGCAGTGAGGCCTCGGCGTCGGTACCACCGTAGAGCAGCGCTTCGAGCGACAGCAGAGCGTTAGCATCCACCTGCGTGGAATCGATGGTGATCAGCGAGGTCGGCTTGAGACCCGAGACCTGGACCGGAGTCGAGGTGAAGTCCCAGCTGAACGCGATCGCGGCCGGCGAGTCATTGACCGTGGCGTAGTCCTTCTCCGACGGAGCCGCCTGGCAGCCGTAGGCGAGGTGGAGCTTGTAGCCGTGGTCCTGACCGTCGGTGTCATTTCCGATCAGCGTGCGGTAGGCCAGACCAAAGGTCTTGCGCGTCTGCTGACCGACAGCGACGCCGGGCGTAGGCTGCACCGTGCCGTCACACTCCAGGAACTCGTCCGGGAAGGTGAAGGCCTTGATGGTGCCCGCGAAGGTCTCGGCAGCGGTGAGGTTGACGTAGATCTGGTTGTCGGCGTACTGCGGAGTCGTCCCCGCACCACCCGGCTTCTCGTCGATCTCGGTCAGACCCGACCACGCGGTACCGACAGAATACTGCCCGTCCGAGCCGATCGTGTAGAGAACACCCTTGTCGACGCCAGTTTCGTACTCGCGCTCGCCAGTGGCATCCCACGTAAGAACAGTCATTGTTACTCCTTAAAAGTAGACTCTTACGATGTCATGGTTGAGGTTATCCGAAGCGAACCCACGCAAGTAGGTAGACATCGGCAGAGCGACAACTCCCGGAAGAATTGCGGAGTCCGCAGATTCATCGATTACTGTCACCTGATACCGCTGGGTATAGCGGTAGGTTTTGTTGCCCGCGAAGTCAGCATCTGCATAATCGCGTTGATACACGATACACGGATACTGCATCTTAACGCTTTCCGGCGGTTGGAAATATACGTTAGGCGTAAGCCCCAGAAGAATGTTATGGAGCTTCTGGCGTTGGCCCATTGTACACACCTCCCAACGTCAAGATAAGACGGGGAGTCTGGACTTGCACATTAGTGACTTGCCACAGACTCCCCGCCCACTTGATGTACCGGATGGCGAAGAAGGTTTCGTTGGCATAGGGATCAGCAACGATACTGATCGAAACACTCACTGAGAGATCAGGCGTAGCCTGCTTCTGCTCATCGGTCTGACGTGAATTCCGAAGGACGTCGCCGTAATAGTTACGTTCGACAATCACATTCTTCCATACGCCAGAACCAGCGGGTGATTCGACAGTCCCGGTATTGAAACCCACTGGACCGTGGAACTTATTCGCCATCTGGAGGACCTACTTAGCTCTCGGCGGGCGCCGTGTAGGTGAAGGTCCAGCTCTGGATCGTGTCCTGCGGGAAGGAGTAGCCGGCCTGAGGACGAGCCTCGATGTCGGTGTTCTCGGTGATGACCACAGTGCCCGTGGTGGGCTGACCACCCAGGATGTCCGAGCCGACGAAGTAGTCGACGCCGGTCACGGTCGGGATGGTGATGGTGTTGGTCGCACCGTCGAACGACGGGCTGGTCGGAGTGACCGCAGTGCCAGCAGGAGCCAGGATCGTGATCGCGGCCTTCGGCTTGGTGAGCGCACCGGAGACGCGAGTCTCGATCAGGTACTTCTGCTGGTTGAAGTCGATGTCGAAGAAGTCGAACATCGAGACGGCGCCACCCTGGTCGGCACCCACGGTGTAGTCCGTGAGGTTGACGAGGATGTACTGGATGTTGGACGCGCGCTCCATGGCCTCGACCGGGACGATGTCCGCGACCATCAGGGCAGAGACGAGCTCGTCCTTGTTGGCGTAGATACGACGACCCAGCGTGTCCTTCTGGATGAGCAGACGGGTGAGGTTCTGCAGCGTGGTGTACATCGTCGGCGACCCGGTGCCGCGGAAGTACCGCTGCGCCTCGACCACGAAGTCGACCAGCGCGATGGCATCCTTGGAGGAGTCACCCGTGCTTGCCGGCGCCGTGAGGGTCGTGTTGTACATGTCGATGTCGTACGCGACCGGACGAAGCTTCTCCTCGTCGATCTTGTCCTCGTCGTCGGAAGCACGGCCGTCACCGAACAGGAGCGCCGCAGCGACTTCCTCGTCCAGCATGACGCGCATCTCAGCCTGGATGAACGCCACGACACTGAAGTCGGTGATGTCCAGGATGTCGTCGCGGTCGAGCTTCTGCTTCTTGTACACCGTGGTCGGGGTCGTCACGCGCTTGAGCGCCTTGATGATCTCGTCCTTCTTCTGGTTACCACGGACGTAACCCTTCGCACGAGCCTCGTCCGCGGTGATGTCCGCGACCAGCGACTTGATGCGAGAGAACGGGGACTTCGAGACCGCACCGAGAACCTGCGCGACCCACGCGTTGCGACGCTGAAGGAACTGCGGGTTCTGGCCGGTGAGCTTGGCCTCGGGGAAGAAGGTCTCGACATCCTGGATGCCGTAGTCGTCCGCGTGGGCGAGCACAGCCTCCTTCAGCGAGCCGTTCTTCATTGCGTCGGCGAAGATGGTCTTCGTCTGGTCCTTGGTGAGCGAAGAGTGCGTCAGGACCTTGCCGGCCTCGTCACCCTGCTCAAAGAGGTTACCCATTTTGTTTCCCTTCGGGTCGTTGTGCTTGATGACGTTGTCGGCGGAGTTGCCTTCGTCGTCGTTCTCTTCGTTGCTTCCGCCGTCTTCGCTGTGCTTGACAGACGTCTTTGCGGGGACCTTGGCATCTGCCTTAGCGTCAGCCTTCGCCTCCGACTTCTCTTCCTTGGGCGACTCGGCAGCCTCTTCCTGAGGAGTTTCCTTGTCACCGTCGGCATCGGTCGCCACGTCCTCGCCTGCAGCCTCAGCAAGGAGAGCCGTCATAACGGCCTTCTGCTTCTGGTCGAGCGAGTCCCAGACGTCCTGGACCGTGTCGTCGTCATCGTCGTCCGTGTCGGCCTTGGCCGGCGCAGCTGCAGCATGCTCGACAGTCTCGCCGTCACCCAGCTCGAATTCGAGACCGGTGTAGATGACCGCCTCGTCCTCAAGGATCGTCGACGAACCATCTGCGTGAGCGAGCGACACGTTGTCGATGACTGCACCGATGTTCGCGCCGGCGAGGACAAGACTGACCTCACGGATCATACCGTGAATGACGTTCTTGGCCTTCTCGACGAGACCATTGGCGAAGATCGACAGCGAGTTGATGTCGCCATGCTGGACGAGCTTCTTGGCCGTTTGCCCCTGGGGCGAGTCGTTGAAGTAAGCGTGCATGTACACGCCCTCCGCACGATTCTCCAGGATGGCATGACCAAGGATGTTGTCCACGGAGTCATGACCGTGATTCCAGACCAGAGGCACCTTTACGGAGTCCTGGTGCTTGAATGCGTCGGGCATGATCGTCCGGCCATCCGAGCACTTGATTCCGCTCTTAGTGGCCCAGCCGCTGAAATCAGCTTCCATTTTGAAGATCACCTTCCCTTACTTGGTATTACAGCTTTCGCTGGGAGTGCCGCTAGAGCCTTTGACGGCCCTACTGGTGCTGGGTTCGGCTTGCCACCATTCGCTGCCTGAACTGCCCCAGGACGAGTGAGTGACATGACCGGTTGCCCAATCCCAGAACCAGGAGGCGCCGGGATGTTCTTGTTGAGGAGCTTGTCTGCGTTCGGGTCGCTAGACGGCTTCCAACCAACGACAGCACGAATCTCGTTAGAGCTCGCGATCTCGTTACGAGTGAACTTGTCCGCCATGTTAGCAAGATCCGCCAGAGTGACGAACTTGAACGGGTTGCGGTAAGACTCGATCGACTGCAGCTGAGTGCGTGCAGTACGAGTAAGGAAGGTACGCTTCAACGCTTCCGTGATGGCAGCGATGATGGGCTCCACAGTACGGTTGTAGTAATTGAGCATCGCCTGCTCATTCGCCGTTCCGTCCATGATCTCAGGAGTGAGACCGAGTTCCGAGTACAACTGATTCGTCAGGTACGTGACCTGGTCCATCAGATTGTTCTCAGCAGGACGATTCAGCTGAGTGATCTTCTCAGTTCCATCCGTGTAAGCAATGCCATACTTGGACCCGCGGAGCTGAGTCTCGATCTGAGTACGACGCTCTTCCGCCTGCTTCTGACGGGACTCAGACTTGATCGCATAAGGAAGCTGAATGATGATGTCGAGGTTGCCCGAAGCAGACTGCTCGTCAACTGCATCTAGAAGGTTGAGCTTCCGGATGAGTCGGCGAAGAGTCGAGTTCGGCTCGTTCATCACGTTGTACAGAGGGTTCTCGATAATGGCGACGTAGTCCTTCGGAAGGATCACTTCGCGTCGAGTTCCACCTACAAC